CTGTAGGCATGTGCCTGTCCTACTAGATACTTATATTTATCGTAATTGTCAACTCCTTCTACCATTGCAGCCGACACCAAATCGAGATCTTGTTTTAATCTCTTTTGTATTCTTCCAACTATAACTAATGGATCCATTATTTCTCAAACGCCTCCAACGATTCTAGTTTTTCTTTTGCATGTCCTATTTTAGCAAGAAGTTTATCTATTTCTTGTAAATGTTGTGGGTGCTCACCAATTCCGACTGAATTAGTAAGGTATATGTTTATAGTAGCGTCCGCTTCCGCTATATCCGCTTCGTATCTAGCTCGAAGCGCAGCTATCATTCCTACTTTACTCACGTTTTTTTCCTTCCTTTTCTGATTGTTTCTTTACCTTTTTTAAATATGCTAGCCACCTTTGTCTTACCCATAACTTTGGCTCTCTGTTCACCAACGGTAAGGATTTGTATTTTTCTTGCGTATGGTTTACTGATTTTTTTAACTTTTGCCACAGTTTTACGAGCGTCCGTAGGGGTCGCAAACTTAATTCTAACAGTGTCTCTAGGGTTTTCATCTGTATACAGTCTCCTACCAGATCCTTTTGGTTTTTTGCCTGTACCAGTTTTGGGATCAGCCATTTAACATTTCCATCTTCTACGAGCTTGTCTAAGTCTTGAGTTAGGATCTTTCGCAGCTTTTGGAAACTTTTTCATTTGGCCAGCGCTACGTGCGCAGAAGGACTTACGTCTCTTCGCAGCTTTTGATCCTGGCTTGACCTTTCCAGTGACCGCTGTTTTTAGTTTTGAACCGGGATTTTCTCTTCTATATCGGGCGACACCGGCTTTAGTCATCCCTGCTCCAGACTTTGTAGGTCTGAAATACTTTTTAGTTTTAGGGGGTTGTCTATCTTGTCTTCTCACTAGATCATCCCTTTATAATATTTCCTATAACTTGGATTAGATAAATTTACACCACCATATTCACCTTGAATATTTGGTCCTATGTATCCTCCCATCGCTGCTTTTTTTCTTTTTGGTGCAAACGTTGCTGCTCTTGATGGTGTTGGACCTGTATTAGCTTTAGCTTGTTTTCTTCTTACGGCACCCGCACGTTGCCCTTTGGACATCGCTCTTGCTTTGGCAATGGGCACGCATTTTGGATAATTTTTTCTTTTTTCTCCACCACTGCGCCCACATTTCGGGTATGAGCCATCTGATCGCTTGTTTGCAATATCGACCCAATTTTCCTTTACCCATGCACGTAATCCTTTTTTGGCCATTAGACTACACCTTTGTAGTACTCAACCATTCCGCCTTCAGCTTTTTTAGTACGTTTACCTTTTTTTCCTCCTGGTGTAATTTTTCCACTACACACAGCGCTAGCATACATGTTCGCATATGCTGAGGGATATACCTTAAATTTTCTTTTAGCTGCAGCTTTTCCTCTAGGACATAGTTTTGCCATTATAACTCCTTGTTATACTCTTCCGCCTTTTTTCATGTAACCCATTTTGTTTCTTACATGCTTCGGAAGTTTTGCTAAACCAGGATTTTTCTTTTTATCTACTGGTTTTAACTTTTTCTTATTTTTACTTTTCTTCATTTTCATCCTTTTGTTATTTGTTGTTAAAGTAATCTTTTGCAAGTTTTACGTTTTCTTTAGACTTAGAAACTGCTTTGTCTAAACTTTTTTTAGTATCATCTATAGTTTTAAATAACTTTTCTTTTGTAGCTTTATATTTTTGATCTACATCAAATTTTTCAGCAGCTAATTTTGATCTTTTAGCTATAGTTTTCATATGTTTTACACTTTTTTGACCCGCTATTTTAACGAGTGGCTTAAGAACTTTGTAAGCGCTGTAGTAATTTGACATTATTTTTTTCCTCCGTTACGAAAAATCTGTGTACCCTTTATACCAAAAATACTCGCCACGACAAGGATCCATAAATTCGTGAACCAGCTCGGAAGGGTAGAAAAATACTCAAAGAATAGTTTTACTTTGTCCATCGCTTCCGGATCATCACTTATCACCGCCCAAGCAAGCACAACTATCGGCGCGCTTAATATAAGCAAGACGAATTCGTCTTTCCAGTCCGATTGTCTAGCTTCAAGAAGTTTGCCCTGGTAAGCTTCCTCACCTTTCGCCATCTTTTCTGCATGCATTAATTGTGCATCAGACATCGCCATCTTAGTTTTTTGACGATTAGAATAAATTTTAGCGCCAGCTTGCAGCGCAATCCTTGCTAAACCGAACCACGCCATAATTAAAATAACTTTGCTGTCTTTTGCTTTTCTTTTAACACGCCTTTTTGTCCTTTTACGGCAAAAGTTTGTGTTTCTTGTGGGTTTGTCATCTCAACTTCAATGCCGCCAGTTTTAAAACCGTCTTTATTGATAAACTTGTTGTGATCAACTACCACTTTATCACCATTTTTTACTTTTTTCATGTTTTCTCCTTAATCTTCTATACCAATTACTGTATTACCTGCTCCAGACTTTGCAAGTGATACTCCAGCTCGTAGTTTAGCTAATTTTTCGTTTTGTTCAAGCTTTTCTTCTTGCGTATCTTTGTTCATCATCGCTCTCATACGATCTAAATCAATTCTTTGCTTGCCTTCACGCTCTTTTCTCTCATTTTCCATCGCTCTTAGGTCAACTTCTCTAGATTTTAGCTTCAATAATGGGTCTCCATCTAGTTGAGAGGTAATTTTGTTTTCTTCTTTTGCAAATTCTGCTGTCATTTCTGCAATTAACGTTGCTTTTCTGCCTTCTATTTTTTCTAAACTAGCTTTTATCTGTTGAGCAACCATAGGATCTTGCATTGCAACTTGTTGTAACTGTTGAACTTCTAATAATTCTTGTTGAAACTCTAATTGAACTTGCTCTTGAGCCATAATTGCGATGTGTTCAAGTATATTTTTTTGTATTGCGCCCATAACCATAGGTGCATTTCTGACCATATTGACTTGCATGAAGTTTAAATGCGCTTCTATGTGTGCTCTGTGATCTTGACCAGGAAAAGCTTGGAATGGTTTCATCGCTAATGCCTGAATATGTTCCATACTTGGGTCCATTGGCATTGGTGTTGCTGGCGCTGGTAGTATTGCATTGATATTTTTTACACCGATTGCTTCATACATTGATCTGTATGCTTGATATAAATTATGAATTTGTGGATTTGATGTAGCTAATTGTAATTGTGTTTGTGCCATTGATATTCTTTGTGTCTGTGAAAATATATTTGGATCAGCTACAGGTAAAATATCGACTCTATCATCAAAGTCCATCATTTTAACTGTCCGCGTTCCACCGACAACGTCGTATGGATATTCTTTTGGTAAGTAAGTTTTAAATACATCAGCTAATAATTTAAACTCTTGTTTTAAACCTACGTATAATCTTTTGTGAATCGCTGACATTACTCTTGAACCACGCTCTAACAACGCTACCGTTGTACCAACTGCAGCTTGTTGATTCATGTCGCCCACTTGTGCATCTGCAATAGCCGCGAAACGTTGGCCTGCACCAACTACAATACCTAATAATTGTAAAAGGACCGGTGATGGTTCTTTGTATGGCAGAGTCATAAACTGATCTCGAATGTTGCCACCCGGAGCGTCTACATCTCTAAACTCTCCAGGTTGCAAGGGTTGTGCATCATCCCTAACTCTTATACCTCTAGACTTAAATCCAGCGGGTAAATTTGCTAATGTACCTGCATCTAATAATTGTCTTAGTGCAGAAGTTGCAGTTCTAGATAATCCACCGATCATGTGAATTAATCCAAAACCATAGAATCCTAAACCTGGTAAAAATTTAAAATGTACAAAGTAATTAATTTTATTTTTTAGTGCATCGCCTTCTTTAAAGTTTCTTCTGATAGATAAAATTTTTCTTGAACCTTCTTCAACAGTTACAACGTATGGAAGTTTAATTCCTGTTTGTTCGCCTGCTACATCAACATCTTCAAATCCTTCTAAATCTAAATTAACATGACACTCTAACAAAGTGTAAATGTCATCTTGTTTAGTTTGTTTGACACCTTCTAGTTCTTGTTCTTTTTTTGCAATATCATCTGTTTCCATTCCTGGCTGTGATAATTCTATATCAGAATAAAAACCATTTACTTGTTGTTTACGTAAATCATTTTCTGACATTTTGATGACGTGAACAACTGCTTCTGCATCATCTAAACTTGTTGCTGAGTAGGGTACTACCAGATCATCGGCAGGTATAAATTTAGAGACCGCCCTACCCAAAAGTTCATCGTAATAAACTTTCTTAAAAGTTGAACCGCTAAGGGGAAGATAAAACAGCATTTGGTCAAACTCCGGCTCGTATTCCTTCATCTGGTCCATGATCTGATAATTCATAAAATCTTTTACACGAGTAGACTGATCTTGTTTTTGTGGAGTCTGTGCTCCTAAAATTTGTGTTCTTACCGGACCATCAGCTGGTAATAATTCTTTGTAAGCTTGCGCTTGAAACTGAGTTACTGCTTCAGATAAAATAGGGTGTGTTACACCTGCAGCATTTCTAAATGGTTCTGTTCTTCTTTCGTATTTAAAACCAAGAAGATCTAAACCATTTCTGTATGTGTCTTCCCAGTCTTTTCTTGATGCTCTGTAATCTTTGTAATCAGCAACTAACTGTGAACCTAGTGGAGCAAGAATTGCTTCATCTAAAAGATCAGCTAAATTTTGAAAGTGTGATGTTGATTCTCCAACGACTGCGTTAGGATCAAATGATATTTCAGCACCACCATCTGGCATTTCTGTTACCTCGATGTCGGTCTTTTCTTTTGGTTCGTTTGGAATTTCGACTGTCTCGTTTGTGTTGATGTCCTCAACTTTCAATTCCGGTTCGTTTGGTAATCCTTTTTCTATTTCAGCCATAACGATATTCTATAAGTTTTGATATGCTTCTGCAATGCCTTGACTCATTGGTCCCCTTTTAGGTGGTGTTGTATCAGTTAATCCACCTTTATAAAAGCCTTTTTTTATGTTCAATTCATCATCTATTTCTTTTATAGTTTGATCACTGACATCATCAAAATCATCAAAAGTACCATCTCTGCTAGGCACCTCTTGCATTTCATCATATTC